CATCGGTAATTTCTCCACATGCCTCGAATAAGATTTCTCGTTTTTTCTGCCAAGGAAGGCCAGAAAAAACAGTCGGCGACATGAGCATGGAAAGGACATCCTCATTCGCTCCAAAATCCTCGATAACTTTTTTAAATGAGCTGGCACTAACAGGTACATCGTCAACCAGATAGTCGGTTGTATGTCCGGAAAAAATCTTATCATTCACGTTTTTTCCACGCTTCCCGACCCATTTTTCATAATAGACTCGCTTCAATTTCACGACCCTTTCCCCCATCTGGAAAACGCCCTCAACTTCATGTTGCAGCTTTGGAACAGGTACACCGTCAACCAGTGTTTTGATCTCAAATGTGGTCTGTCCAAGCGAATCCTTCCCAAACAACAACCAGTAGATAGCATCCGCCACCGTTGTTTTTCCGGCCCGATTATCGCCAGAGATTATGATACTATTGCCATCCGGGTTGAGCATAAAAGCCTGGATTCCTTTAAAATTCCTTAACGTCAATTTTTTCAATTCCATTTTCTTTGATCTCCTCTTAATTTTATTATTTGCTGGCCCTTACTTACTTTCCATAAAAGAAATGTTCGGCGTCTTTCCAAGAAGTCTGTTGTATTCAATCTCCAGCTTGATCGTACTAAGTATCTTGCCGGTGGCGTTGACGATGGCGTTAACATTTGACGCAGTGGTATCGCCATTGCGGATTTTGGACACCTCGTCTGACAGGATCGCCCGGATATCATTCATGCTTGTCATCTTTTCGTCTCTTTGCATTTTCGTAACTCCCTTTTTAGTTGTATATTTAGTCTTGCGATTTCAAAGAATATTGGTGGAGCTTCACCAGTTTTTAGTCCATGACTACGGGCTAAATATGAGTTTGTAGCTTTTTGAATTTTTCGCTTCTCATACTCAGCAATTCGCTCCTTATTTTCGGCATAGTATTGCTTAGAACGCTCCTTATTTTTGGCATAGTACTGCTTCCCATACTCAGCAATTCGCTCCTTATTTTTGGCATAGTATTGCTTAATTCGCTCCTTATTTTCGGCACGGTATTGCTTATTATGCTCAGCAAAACGCTCCTTATTTTTGGCATAGTATTGCTTCCCATACTCAGCACGACACGCCTTGCACCTCCCTCTTGCAGTATTTTCAGGGGCCATTTCATTCAGACCATTTCGGCACATCTTCATTTGCAAGCCTCAATGTTTCTGCTCATTTTCTTTCTTCCTCTATAATCCATGGATAATAATAGGGCACAGCGAAAACCGCTTATGCCGCCTCAACCTTCAAACCTTCGATCCAGCCTTTAATTTCGGCCATGTCGAAACGTACAGCCTTTCCGATCTTAACGTGCGGGATCCTCCTTTGCATAACCCATTGATAGATAGTCCCCTCGGCGACTCCAAGCTCCTCAGAAACCGCCTTAGCATTAACAAGCATCCTCATTTTTTCTTCCATTCTCTCCACCCCCATCATTTAATAATATTATCGACAACCTTCTGTGCTGATATTTTCGTTCCGAACCTTCGTACCTTTCCGGATTTATTTCGTAGGAAATCATTATCTGTTTTTATACAATAAACCCTGTCCCCTGAAGCCTTCCAGTATGTATTTGGGCTATTCCCGGCGTTTCTATCTTTTATTATTTCAAAGCTCATTTTTTCACCCCTCATTTATTATTATTTAACATCAATCATCATTATTCATGACTACCTATAACCCATGTATAATATCAAGTCAAGCGTTTATTAATTTTTTTTCTTTACTATTCGCAAATAATAACCGACAATAGAAAAGCGTGATAAGTAGCGCAGATGAAAGGATGTGGAAAATAAACAAAAGGAGGTTATGGCGAGATGGAAACAAATAACCAGCCTTGCCCATCAAGACGGAATCAAACTCAGAAACGCACTTCTGACCAAGTGCCTGTCAAAAACATCGGTCAATAAGCACATCCAGGAAATAAAAAGGATATTCGACCTGGCCCTTGCAAACAATATTATCCAGGCAAACGCCATGGCCCGAGTGCAGCCGGTCAAAATCGCAACCACCGACAAATTTACACCATCGGCACTCAACAGCATGGAAGTGGAACACCTGCTTGCCATGGCCCGAACAAACGACCAGAAACCGACAAGGAAAATTCATGGTGAACGGATTTTTCTCGGCGGAAGGCTCGAGCTGTTCCTTCTTTTCTATTTCGGGTGCGGGATGAGGAGAACGGAAGCCCAAAGCCGAAAGCTAAACCGTTGTTATCAAAATAAAAAAGGCCTGTTTCGAGATTTTGGCCCGAAACAGGCCCGACCCTGGCCCGAAAGAACAATCATATTTAACACATTTTAAAACATAACAGCTTAAAATCCGCTTCCCCTAAAACCCCCGGAAATAGTGGACAACCAAGGGGAAACCTGCTGTATTACTGGTGGGCGAGGCGGGAGTCGAACCCGCGACCTTCGGCTTCGGAGTCCGACAATGTACCAGATAAATAAAGGGTTCGCGGCCATTGGCCCGATGCAGGCCCGAAGATCAGAAGAAAAATTGAAAATTTACCCTTTATTTTACCGCAGTCTTGGGGAAGGCCAGGAACATTTCAACCCCCGGCAAAGGGACAAGGATGCAAGCACTTTTTGACATCCCGCTTTTCTCACCATTAACGCCAAAAGCAGCCATGACAAAGCACATATTTTGGCCAACCACCATTTGCATTGGGACGTCGTAAGTCCTGGCAGTCCTATCTTTGACAACCGCAATCGGGGCCTCAAGCCCTTCTTTGTAGATGTAAAAACCAGATGCCGCCGCATAATCTCCGTACTCCCACTCAAACGAAATGCTTCTGTATGGTGCAAGGTCTTCGGCCTTGGCACTGATAAACCAAAAAAACAGCACAGAAAAAAATACTGCGTTCAACGTGATAATTCGCACCAGGCGCTTGTAGCTTCTGGCTCTCAGCTCCTTTTGGATATCGGTCATGATCTCAGCTCCCTTTTATTTTTTCGTGATTGTGAGTGTTTCGCCATACGGATTCGGTGTCAAAATCCAAGTCGTAAAACCTCAGTCGGCCAACCTGAGCGACAAACTTCAGAGGGTCTGCCCATTTCGGCGGACGGATAGAAATATCATAATAGTGATCGGCTCCCCTGACCGTATTGGGAAAATTCCTCTCGATCACATTGCAAGCAACTTCAAGGCATCTTTGCCAAGACTCATCGCTTGAATCCGGCCACCTGGTCAACTGCTTATCGCCTGGATCAGTCAGGGAAGAGAATTGCCACTTCTTGAAAAGGACGCTCATCACGTCATGGCCCCACCACGACGGTTTTTTAACTCGGTTCATGATAACATAGGCAACCCCTGTTTGAGCCGCAAGAGATTCCCCCCGTGCCTCCCTCCAAACACACAAAGCTAAGAAGGCCTTGTCCGCTAACGCCTGATAATTTTCCATCATTCCACCTTTGTGTCCGTCCATCTATTCAGCCTGCGCCTCCATTTACACGCCGGACAACTATCCATGCCACATGGCAGCTCCGAACCGCACACAGGACAACTTTTCACTGGCGCAAGCTCTCGACTGCGCCTTGACCGACATCTTGCGCAAGTACACATTGCCCCCCCACGGGCTTCTGGCGGGTAGGACTTTGCGTTGTAATGTTTATTGTTGACCCAGACCATTATTTTCTCCTTCAATCATCCATGACTCTATCCAATGCTTGTGATTGTTCCATAGACTCGCAGGCCAGCATACCGAATCTTAGCCTGCATCCAACTCATCCCATCTTCCCGGCATAAATCATAATAAAGTTTATCAGCCGCCGGTCTGGTGGATGCAGGTAGCAAGCCTTGCCGAATCATTCGACACAAGGCATCATGAAAAGCTGATGCCCTCATGCACTCCGGCGTATCTTGAACAAATGAACTCCCATTCCACCAAAAGCTCTGACCCAGGGTTAAAAGGCCGGATGGTATCAACTCCATAAGCACCCCTTTGGCATGATAGCCGGTTATCTCTGTCTGAATGGAGATACTCGGCTCATCCAGAAAGTACAAATGAGAGACATCCGACGCGGTGAACTTCATACCTTCTTGGCCAACCCCCGGCTGATGGCATAAGAGCCTCCGGAAATCACGGCCATGACTCCGCCGATGATCTGCCCGGAAGCATCTCCAAGCACTTGCCCCTGATCCGGGGTAACAACTCCGGTCAACATGAGGATTCCCAAAACCTGAGCCGATAAAGCCATCCAGAACTCTGTAGTTTTCCATCCTTCTTTCATTTTCCCAGTCTCCTTTTTTCTCTTTTCTTTTTTTTACCAATCAGGACAACCCCGATTGCTCATCGTTTCCATTTAATTGCTAAATTTCTTCGCCTGTACCACCTCAGATTCAACATGATGGCCTGGAATGTGTCCCAATCAATCCCAGGCGCAAGCATCTTATTTCGCATGATCGTTGCAATCATTTTTCACCCTCTAATTTATCGGCTTCGCAGCTCCAGCATACCTGCGGCCCATCGACGGGCATCATGTGGCCACAATTACAACAGGCGATCTTTTTTGAGTCCGTGCCCCGATACTTCAACCAGTTGTTTTCGTTCGGCTGCCTGTCTTTTTTATTGGTGATTTTTGCGTTTTTCATAGTTGTTAAATTCCCCTTTTATTTAACACTTCATACCTACACTGAGCTTGGTTACGCATTCAGATAGCGCCTTAATTTGTTCAGTCAAATTCCGCATCTCAGAAATAAACATATCTTCCCGGCGATCCTGTAGAGATTCCAATTTCTTCAACGCCTCCTTGAGATGCAGGCCCTCATTTAAAAGGGAATTACGGCAATCTGCAGAAATACGGTCATGTGCGGAAAATGACACGACCCTGACCTCACCGTTCTCTGAATATAAAACCTTGCTGTGCTCCGCAAGCGCAACCCTCATCTCGGTCAAAGTCTTGATCGCGGTTACAAATGCACCAACAGCAGTCACGAGAGAAACTATAGAAAACGTTACGTCCAATGTCATTTTTTGCTCCCATTATGGCTTTTTACTTTTCCGACAACTTCCTCAACAACCACGACCACGGCAGCAATAATGGCACAGAAGACCACAGTCCCGGCCAGACACTTGACCCATATCCAGCCAAATACAAACGGATCATATCCCATTGCCCGGTTCCTTAAATTGCGGCTCTACCCAATCCGGCCTGTTTTCTTCGTTACACTGTAACGGCGGATCAGCCATCTCTTTCAATTCATCCTCGCCCCAATGCTCCGCGCAAAGAAAAAATTTGGGACACCGGGCCAATGGGCAATTTTCAAAACATGATAGTGGCATTCTTTTTACCTCAATATTTTTCCTTGATTTACGACCACACAATAGCGGCAACCTCTTCAACCGTTGCCGCCGCATCAACCTGCGCCTTCAGCGTCCATGATGTGGAATATGCCGTCTGAGTCTGTGCCCCGATGGCCCCGGCAATGGCCAGCAGGTCATTGATGCTGGTGATTGGCATATCATAGTTGTCCACCGTCCGCCAGACCGGTGGCAGTGGTAGCCCATTGCTGGCCATCATGATGGCCTTGTTCAACAAATCCTGACTGGCCATGTCGGCCTGCCAGACATAGCCCAGGGCAGAAACATTCCACGTACAACGCCATGCCCGCTCCCGGTTAATCTCGTTCCTCTTTGTGGTCTTGGCCCTGGTCAGATTGTCCGGCGCTATCTCGATCCAGTAAGCGCCACGAGTCACCGTGGCCCCGGCCCAGGTCTCGGTCAGGGTGATGGCCCCGATGTCATCCACGTTCCCGATTACCGCCGCGTCCTCGCCCACATGCAGGATGTCGCCGGCACAGATGTAGGTCAGCCAACTGGTGCCCAGGCCATTGACCACTAAGCTGCCAAAAGAAACGCTGGCCTTGCCTATTTCATATTGTCGCAGCATTATTCCCCCACCGCTATCCAGTTAAGTGAACCGACTGCCAATGCCTGTGACCCGCTTAACTCCCAATTAAATGAGGTTAGATTATAAGTGTTCGCCGGGGTGGTGGAACTGACGTTGAGAGTGCTATAATAAACATACGCCGTGCCGCCAGTGACTTCCTGGTACGTATCGTGCGTATAACCTGAGCCCGGGATATATGGCCCCTGGCCAGTATAAACATGCAAAGGGATTGCGGCAAATGATGCAGAACCATAAGAGCATGACTGATAAACTGGTTCATTAACACTGAGCGCCCAGCTTCCACAATTACTGTCTGTTGTCTTGTTTATGGCATCTCCGCTTCTGGCACCGGCATAAGTATTTCCATTGGGGTTATAGTGATGCCCGCCGCTATCAGCTTGCGCCCTGATAGAGTAGTAATAACTGACCCATGTAATAATGGAGCCGGACGGTAGCGTCAGAGCAGGGAAAGTATAGCTGCCATAATAGTGCGTATTGACGGCCCCCCATCCGCATGTCACCACCCCCGTTCCTGAGACAGCCGCATATCCTGCGGGTGTGTAAGTGTCCGCACCCAACGAAAACACCGTCCCATCCACATTAGACGCCACATAATACACCCGCATATGGGTAATATCCGTCAACCCCGACACGGTGATTGATCCGGTTTGCGCCGCTGTGGTTGTTGGCCCAATAGCCAGGGTAATGCTGTTATCTGGCGGATCGTACCACCCTACCCCGGTCTTATACAGTTGGAGATAGGCCACCACCTTCCGATAGTAATACTCATGGGTATGCGCCCCCGTCCCTTTTACCGACAGCGCCGAGACGTTGGCGGTAAGCGAGCTGGTGTTGGTAAAAACCGCATATTCCGAGCTTGTCCACGAATCGGCGGATGTAGAACCAGATGTCTGGTTGATCACAGTAGTGCCTTGGTTTGACGAAAGGGTCAACTCGGCGACGGCATTGAATTTATAGATACCAGAACCCTCCGGCTCTTCCCGCAGATGTTCCGCCCGGCAGGCCCAGCTTTGCGATTGAGTGGCGTAGGTCACGTCATAGGCCCGCAGCGAGAGGGGCGACACAATGACCTTTGGCTTCGTATCCCACCAGCCGGGCAGGATAATGGTCTGGGCGGACGCGGCCTCCCCATACTCCACCCGCTTCAACCCCTTGTACTCCTCATAGGCCCCGTCACGCCACCGCCGAAAAGTCAGTCGCCCGGAGTCCATAAGCACAAAATCCCGGTTGGGAATGGACGGGCTGCCATTATAGGCAATGATCGAGCCGGCCCCGTTCAACACCACATTGCCCTGCGTGAAGGAACTGTTCAGCTTGGCCAGCACCTCTTCCGGGGTCATATCAGCCTCGGCGTCAATGATCGTGACAAAATGCTGAGACGACCAGATCAGCGCGTCCTTGCCAAATTTGTCATACCCGGCAATCCTGAAGTACCATGTCTCGCCATTGGCAAATGATACCCCGTTCGGATCTTTTTGCAGGACAAACAGCTTATCCGGCCCATCATAGACATAATCGGTTTCAGCCGGGACAAAGCCATCCGTCTTTGACATCGCCACAATAACGCCCTGAAAATCAGTATCAGCCGGGAGAAGATAAGCAGCAATGATTTGCAGGTATCCAGGGATAAAGGTCACGCCAGCCAAGGCCGCAACCTGCGGATTGCTCACATCCAGGCTGGCATATTCTACCGAGACACCATTACCCATGCCATACACCCGGAAATTGACAGACCGCCAGGGCCCGCCATCCGCCGTCGCGTCTTCCTCGGTGTACTGGTAGCGGGTGCCGACGATATCAATGGTTCGTTTCAGCGTACCCCCGGCTCGAACCTCAATGCGATGCAGGTCTGCCCGTGCCGCGCCAGTCCATGAAATCTTGCAGGAGCGCCCCACAAACGGCTGTTCCAGGGCCAGATTCGTTGGCGGAGCCGGTGGCGGCAGATAGCTGGTCAAATCGCCAGACCACTCCAGATACGGGCCAGTGGTCAGATTACCCACAGCAGCAACCCGCACATGGACAACCCCGGCCTCCACCGTAATCCGCATGGAAGCGGCGGCGGTATCGGCCTCTCGTGTCCAGTTACTACCATCCGGAGAGGAGTCGATCACATAATATTCAGCCCCGGCAGCAGGACGCCAAGACAGACGCAGTTCCGGGCCAAGCGGCCCACCACCCACGACCACCTGCAAATCAGCAATCACCGGCACGGTATATCTGGTGACCAGATCGCTGGTGACAAGTGGCGGGGCGGTCATGCCCTGATCGGCGGTATGAACGCTGTCATCCTCGGCCACGCACTCAATATCAACCTGATACAGACCACGCGGCCTCACCGCTACCACCTTGGCCGGTTGCCGCCACGCCTCCGCCTCACCAAAGATGATCTGGGTTCGCTCACCGGTCAGGCCGGTATTGATAACGGTTGCAGGTGTGGAGGCCAGAGCGACCCTTGACGGATCGCCACCATACTGCGTCACCGGCCATGGCCCGTCCACCGAGTTATCATCCTTGCGGATGGCGACGTAGTGAGTACCAGTGCCCCATTCAAGCACCTCGTTTAGCGTATAGATCGGTTTTGTGGCCACAATATCAACAGCCACCACCTCCGCCGATTGCCCCCACCCCGACATGCCGTGCTGCACCACAATCAAATCCAACGGTGACGGGATAAACCCGCCCATCTCGGTGGAAAATTTGATCACCTTGCGCCGGCGTTTGCTGGCGGCGGCGGTGTAAAGTCCATTCTCATAGACCCGGTCACGGGAGGTCACACCAAACAGATTCACCGTGGCCACATTTTTTTCCAGGCTGCCGGTAAGGGCGGCCCGCACCACCCGGCTCGACCAGGTAGCGGCATCAAAATATTCCACATCCACCGCGTCGGCGGAATTCTCGGTGGGCATGAGGTACTCCACGGAGAACGACCCCTTAATGATGTTCCGCATGGAGAACATGGCCACGGGGATATGCTGCTGAGAATCCCGCGCAACCCGGCAAACCCCGCCCTGATTAAAGGCTATCGCCCGGCCAGCCCCGGCAATCTTGCCTATGGCCTCCCACATGGTGATGGAGCTATCAAACCGGGCATCAAAATAATCGCCCCTTGCTGCCCAAAAAGCATCCAGGGTAAGCAATCCGGCCAGATCAATGCGACTGTCAGCCTGCCCGGCCCCATAATCGGCATTTCTCAAAGCATCGGCAATGGCCCAGGCAATCGACCGATTGGCAGTGGCCGCACTCCAGGCTGTTCCATTCCATATCGGCGTTTTAGCGGTGGCAATCACCTTCACCTTGCGGCTGGATTGAGAACTCAGGCTATTGCTGGCCTTCATCCGCAGCGCCAGCAAGGTGACATTGCCATAGTCGGATACCGATGGCAAATAGGCTCTCAATCCAATCCAGTGGACATCATGCCCATAACGGGCGTCGGTCTGTTTCGTATCCGTCCTCACACAACGCACCTGCCAACGGGCAGCGGTCACGCTATAGCGACAAGACCGCCTCTGTGGTGTGTTAGTAGCCCCAGAGAATACTTCAGACCCCAGAACATATTCGCTGCCATACGGTACCCCGTTTATATCCACCATCTGGGCATAAACAACAACAACGATGCTTACAGTACCCAGCCCACCCGCGTCGTTGGCGTAATACAGCCCTTTCGGCATGATAAAATCAACACCAATAAAATTCGCTGTGGTATTGGCGGGATTGGCAACATATGGGCCAACAGAAGCCCCGGTCAATAATTCCTGACCGGAGACCTCCACGCTGGTGATGACATTGGAGGGGAAGAGTGTACATGGCCCATGGGGTTGAATAACCTCATAGGTGATTTCCGGGAACGTCGAAACCGGGGTATCCTCGATATAAATCCCTTCAATGCTGAATGTCCCGCACCCCAAACACAATAGCTGATACAGGTATTGATCGTTGCCTGAGTATTCGGCATAGGGCATGGCAGCAAAGTCCGGGTAAAAAGCCATGCGCCCATACTGCACCGGAATAGCCCCTCCCAGCCGGGCACTGTTGCCCTGCGCCTGGAGATCATAAGTCGGCGACGGCGAGGACATCTGCGCCATCTGCATGGATGACGGCAGCGAGGCCACCGGCACCAGGGCATTGACCAGCATGGAGCCGGCAATCATGACCCCGGTGGAAACCAATGATGCACCCACGGCACTGGTTCCAAAATATCCAGCCGCTCCGAACGCCGCGCCGCCTGTATATGCCGCCGCCGCCGCCACGACGACCATCAAGACTATTTTCAGCGGATTACTGCCACCGTCGCCCCCCTGCGGCAAAACAACCACCGTCACAAACTCATCGTCTATCAGCCTGTCCCATTGCTCCCGCAAGACCGCCTCACCGTCAACCAGGATGATATACGGATTGTCACCCGGCACATCGATGTCATGCAGTGTCATACCCGGCTCCAGCGGCATAAATTCCCGGCTGGTGTGGGGATGGAACGGATCGCGAACGATGAGATAATTGTCAACCATTTTCAACCCGTCGATAGCAACCAAGAATATGGTATCCCATTGACAGCAGGGCGGATGGAGCGGTAAAAATGACCCCGCTTCCTTCCACGCAATGCACCACCCCGCCGCGATCCATCCACGTCCAGACGCCAACATGACATGGCCGCTGAGACTTACCCATAAGCACGGCGCAGCCCTCTTCCCAGTCACAAACCTCCCAATTTTCACGCTCGGCTTGAGAGCGAAACTCCCGGCGCACGGTCAACGGGTTGATGGCGTCCACATCGATAACCGGGACATCCAGACCAAAACACTCGGCCCAGACCCGGCGCACAAATCCCCAGCAGTCGTGAGAACCCGATATCCACTCATCGCCGATATAGCGCAGGGGCCAATTCTCTATTTTTGATATCATGAGATCAACCCTTTAAACGTCCTGGAATCATAGACCAGGCCAGGGAATTTCTTGTTATTGAAATTCGACAGCCCAGCCGTGGCGGACACCCGGAACGGTGTCGCGCTAATGGTCAAGATCGTCAGTTCAAGCGGCGGATCATTGGCCGGCCCGGTGAGGTCATTTTCTTCATATGCCCGGTAAATCATGGTAATCGGCTCGCTGCTGCCCATGCTCAACTCGATATTGGCAACGATGTCCCGGCTCACATTATCCAGCTCGATCTTGCATACCGGAGCAGCGGCATCGGCAGCATCCGGAGGCACAATATCAAACTGAAGCCCGATAAAAGTAACCTGTGTCGCCGGATCACGGGAAGCGGTGGCCTCCAGGATGGCCAGCAGGTCGGCCCGATCCCGCACCACCCGAATTGGTGCGGTGAAGGCCGGATGCCAAATCTCCAGGGTATGATAGACGATAACCTGGGGTTTAGAGGCATACGCCTCACGAATCGCAAGCGACAGGGTTGAGTCCGGCATTATCGCACCTCCAGCGTGCCGGTAATTTGCCAAGAACCGGCTTTCTGCCTAAACTCATGATCGCCATCAAAGCGGCATTCTTTTGTCGTGGTCGGATCGCCATCAACGATAATCCGCAAACCAGTGAACCAATTAACTCCACCGGCCAAACCTGTAGAGCCGTCAAACCAATCACGAAATATTGTGAGCTGTGCAGGAGTGAAGGCCAAAAGAAGCGGGACCCGGTCATTTCTCTGATTGGTAATCCTCCGCACTCTCGCCGGGCCAACCTCCATGTCGGAGCGCAAAACCTGACTGCCAGGGGAAATGATATACCCCTCGGCCAAAACCTTATTGGGCAATGTCAGCGGCCAAGTTGCCATTAATATGCACCCGTGTTTGAATCACGAAAAAAAAGTCTATCTTGTGTAAGCATTCCGCCTCCATCACCATGCGCCCGCAACACGATTCAACCCATAAGTGGAAGCAAGGGCACCTGGAACAGCCCCGGCACCCTGGGAAATATCCCCGGCAATGGCATTTTTCACTTGCTCAATAAACACTTCAATCATCCTATTCCCTTGGCCGTCATTCTTTTGTGTGGCCGTGGCCTTGGTTCCCTCAGCGTTATTGATCACGTTGACCGTCACGTTTCCACCTCCACCACCGGAAATGCCCAGCTCACCGTTGCTGTTTCTCTTCAACGGGATAATCGCCTCGGGGCCTGCCTCACCCATCAACCCCATGCCAGCGGCGAAAGGAAAAACGGTCGGACTCGATACGATGGAATTTGAATAAGCAGACAACCCTGGCGAGGTAAAAATATTCCCCTTGGCGCTCCCGAGTAAACCTCCAATCCAAGTGCCGATGCCGGACATGAAACCAGTTGACCCGGCAGACCCGTCACCAAACATGCTGTTGAGCATCGGTTCGACAACGGCCTTCTGTATCATCATCTGGGTGATCATCTTCCCAAACGACTCAGCAATACTCCCAAAGCTTGCGTCGGCATCCCACATGGCATCGCTCAAAGTCTGAGAAAAGCCGGAGGCCCAGCCGGTAATGGCTTTCTCCATATCGTCGGAAAAGGTTTTCGTCTTGCTCGTCTCTTCCGCAAACGCCTTGTCGGTGCTTTCAGAAAGCTTTTTCATCTTGCCTATATACTCAGCCTGAGCAGTTTCCTTGTCGCCAGTAATCCGGATAAACTCGTCCCGGTCTGCCTGATATTGCAAACGCAGAATGTCGTACATTTCCGCAGAAACAACACCCATTTCAGACATTACCCTGGAGTAAGCGGCCACCTTTTCTTTCTCGGATTTGGCCTTGTCTTTGGGATCCCCAAACGCCTTTTTATTCAGCTCCTCAACTTTGGATACATAAACTGCCTGAGTGGTCAGCTTGTCGCCAGTGAGCCTGGCCATTTCATCCCGGTCGGCCTCATACATCCGAACCATAAAATCATAATGCTCCTGGGTCAT